CACAGGAGGAAAATAGATATGGCTCAACACGTATCTCCGGGTGTATATACGAAAATCATAGACCTTTCACAGTTTGTACAAGCGGTACCATCAACAATTGGTTTCTTATGTGCGTTGACTGAGAAAGGCGAAGATAACACCCTAAAATTTATCGGAGGAAGGTCCGACTTTATTGCCGAATTTGGTGAACCTAATATTTCAACATATGGAAAAAATTATGGACAAGGCCCTTATTTGGCTTATAATTACCTTGGTGAATCTGGTTCATTTTACTTCATGAGATGTTTACCGGATGATGCAGCGTACGCAAATATTAGAATTGATGCGTTATTCGGTTCATCAGATACTACAGCTTCTATTACTGTAACATATGTTGATAGTATAAACTCTGTTGCTGAATTAAAGACGAATTTGATTTCTACTGGCACTAGATATCCAGTTTGTTTCTTATATCCTATTGGAAGAGGTCAGTGGTATAATAACCTTGGAGTAAGAATTACCTCAGTTGCTAACCCAACTCTTTGGGATCAATATATCATTGACATTTATGAGAGACAATCAGATGGGGATGAACAAATCATTGAATCATTTGAAGTTTCCTTTGACCCAACTGCAAGGGATACAGCTGGTGACTCTCTTTTTATCGTGGATGTTCTAAATACATATTCAGCAGTTCTCAGAGCTGATATGCAGTTAGCGAATGGTAATTATACTGATGGATATAATATCACTTCTAAAATCTATGATAAGAATATTGGGTCAGTTAGTGTTGCTTTAACTGCTGGCTCAGCAACAATTACCGATACCAAACAAGATTTTTCTGACTGGGATACAACTCCAGAAACAGGAAGTTCAAGTTATGTTATTATTGCTAAAGATGCTAAAGGAGTAGAAATTTGGGGTTGGTTAGGAGCATCTGGCGGTGTGGATGGAGAGACTGTTAATGTGTTTAGTGATAGAGTACTCAATACATCAACACAAAGCTGGAATGGAAATACTTCTGATTTTGATCCTACCTCAGAGATTGAGTATAGGATTAAGAAATCATATAGTACTTTTTCTGAACCATTTGTTTCTTCAGATCCAGTACCATTCAGAAAAGGTAGTGATGGTTCGCTACTAACTGCTTCTGGAGACCTAGATACAGCAGAAGCGACCAATATTCTAGCTCAAGGTTATGCTGGTCAGATTGATGACGCAGTTTTAGATACCGAAAATGTTTATTACTCAATGGTTTTTGATGCTGGTTATCCAACAGATGTTAAATCACAAATTAGCACATTGGTACAAACCAGACGTGATTCAGTAGGAATCTTGGACAATGGTGATAATGCTACGGTTACCGCATCATTGGCTACTAGAAACAACACACATACTTTTAATACTTACTTTTTAGCTCTTTATGAATCTTATAGTAAAGTTTATGACACATTTACTGGTCAAGATGTTTGGTTCTCACCAATCTATCACATGTCCTATATTTTACCAAGAAATGATAATGTTGCTGAGATCTGGTTTGCTGCAGCTGGATTTAACCGTGCAGCAATAGATACAATTAAAGAGTTGAGATTTAATCCACGACTAGGAGAAAGAGATCAACTTTACTTGAAGCAAATCAACCCAATTGTTAAATTCAACCCTGGTTATGTTGTTTGGGGTCAGTTAACAACTCAGGCTAGACCAAGTGCACTACAAGATCTGAATATAGTTAGACTTGTACTTTATGTTAAGAGAGCTTTTGAAGACTTCTGTCGTTTCTTCATTTTTGAACAAAACGATGAAGTAACATGGTCACAAGTTGCTACACAGCTGACTGAGTTCTTGGAAATTATTAAGAGTAAACGTGGTCTATATAGCTATTCAATAGATGTTGGTGCAACTGATTATGAGAAGAAAACAAAGAGATTTCATGTTAATGTAACTCTAGAACCAACTAGAGTTGTTGAGCAGATTGAGTTAAACTTCTTTATTCAGTAAGCAAAAAAAATGGGCGACTCAGAAATTTATCTGAGTCGCCCTCGTTTCGTGGGTTTAAGGTTTCAGTGGTTTTCCAAGCGGAACAACTGAGATCGAGTGTTTTAGTGATCCATCTAAAATTTTAACAGAGTAGACAATATATACAAGAACATTCTTTTTCTTATCATAAAATCTACCAATCCTCATTTTTTTGAAACCAATTGACTGGGTGATGCTTGCAATATTGGCTCGTGGAGTTTTGTTTATCACCTGATTACCATCTTTGTCAATTGGAATATTTCCAGTTAAGCGACAAGCAATGGACGTATTACTAGGATTAGCAAACCTCCAGGCACCACTTTTAATTCGGGTAAAGTAAATTGTGATAAATGGATTATCAGGATCTTCAATTCGTAAAATTTGAGCAACATCGTTTCCTTGCACAAACCGTTTTTTAATGGTGATTTCTCCAAGTTTCAATGCTGTGATTGAGTATGAAGATTGCACTAACATGAAACTAAGTAAAATTGCTAAGAAACATATAGATCTTTTCATACTACCTCCTTTAACTCATTTTGAAAATTGGTTATTTTTTTGATCGCTTCTTTAGCAGAATCTATAACTTCATCTTGAACCAACGGTACAATGTTTACAATAACTATGTTTAAGACTTTAGCTTGGGCAGTTCTCAGATACTGATATTCATATTCTTTCCAATTTTGTATTATATACTCATAGTCCACACTTTTATTAACGGTTAAGGAGAGTCCAAGTTCAGTCAAGATAGACAAGTAATATACGCATGAAAACACAGAAATGTTTACGTTATTCAAAAACGAAAGGATTGGAGTATATTTTACAGCTTCTGAGATAGTTTTTAGTTCCGAAACCTTTATTTCCTTCTTTGGAAAGATTCCAAGTCTTTCTCGCATCTTTAGATAACTTTCGATTTCAAAGCCTTCAGGTACCGCTACAATCTCAGTAAATGTATAAATAGGAATTTTCAAATCTCCATCTTCATTTAAAAAGTTAGGAGATTCTATTGTATTACTAAAGTGTCGATATGCCGCTTCTTCATATTGTGTATCTTCGTTATTTTTTCTGCTAAATATTCTATCTAAAAATTTCATTTTTTATTACCTTTTTCCCAGGTTAACATTCCAGAAAGATGCCCAATATTTATTATTGTCCAGCATATAGCCAACCACCATTTACCAAAAGCAACGCAAAAAAGTAAGTTAAACATAAAAAGAACCGACGTTGGTTTATTTGGTTTGAAAGGAGTTTTGTTTAGCATTGTTACTATAAAGCAAAATGCGAGAACAATAGAAAAGAAAGTATAAATATTTTTTGCTGGTTTATATGAAAACTCACCAATCACTCCGATTACCAATAGAAGTGTTTGAATTAAAATTCCTTTATAATTTAGTTTATTAGAGTTAGTTTCTTCTGACATTTTTCTTTCCTTTACAATTCTAATGGACATTTATCCGGTTCTTTTTTTAACATCCTTCTAAAAGCTTTAAATTGACGAGAATTATCCCAAATTGATTTTAGTCCTTTATCTCTTATTGGAACTGCCCATAGGTCTTTATTGGCAAAACTACAGGGCATTAACTTCATATCCGGAGTAATATATGCAGACATTCTAGCCCCCTCGCATGTGTCAATAGACATCATTTGTAGTTTTGTTGGAGTAGATAAGTTTATAACATGATTAACAAGGCATGAGTCCATTCCAATTTTAAATTTTGATTTTGGCTTAAAAACTAAGTCGGCAAAAACCTTAAATTGATATTCAGTTGGTCTCATATCTGGTAAATTAGAACCAGCTCCGGATGGCTTAAATAGTAAGAATATAACAGCATTGAGTTTTGAAATGTCAAATAGATAAGTTCTAGAAGATAGATTTCTTTTAAACCATGGATTGACTCCATGAAGAATTTTTATTGACTTATCAAATGAGTTTTTGGAGAAGATAATGTGGATATTTGTTTTTATTCCAGCCTCCATAAATTTATTTATTGCTTTATAAGTTGTAGTTGTCTCATAATCGCTAACGGCAACAGCTCCACATAATTTTGAAATATCAACTTGTTGATCAGTTAGGTTTATTCCACTGGTTGTATAGTTTGGAATAACCCCATTTTTTCTTGCATATTCCACAATTTCTTTAAAGTTTTCATGGAGGTTGGGATCTCCTCTTCCTCCCAAAGCTACTTGGTTGGTATGGTGTTTTACTTCGTCTATTATTTTCTTGAAATCTTCTAGTTTCATATTTGGTTCATTTATATGACCCTGATAGCAAAATGCACACTTGTTTTTACAATGTCCCATTATTCCAATGTCAAGTAATAACGGGAGCTCTAAAGAAAATGGATCTGGTTTTCCGTTTTTTCCTCTGAGGATTTCTAGACCAGTTTGCATATTAAACATAACTTCGTAATCTGAGTTAGAGAACATTTTTATTACATTACAACTGGATTCCTTCGTTTTCATTTTCTTCGTTGGTTTTGTCATTCTCATTTGTTTCCGTGTTCTTTTTAGATTCATAATTCTCCTCATTCTTCTTTTTGATTATTTCTTTTACTTGGTTTGTAACTTCAGATAATTTTTTCTTTGCCTTGTTTTTGGTTGAAGTGATTTCTTTTTCGGTGGAGTCAGTAACAGTTGGTCTATCTATAGAATTTTTAGTATCTTGTTTATCGTCAGAACAAAAGTTATAACTAACAATGATTAAAAAAATTAACCAACCAATACTAATACCACTCGAGTCCTTTCCCATGTTGGTTACTCCTTTCATAGAAAAATTTTATATTCACTTATTAATATATATAGATATTAGTTATTTTACTGACGATTTCTTAAACTTTATAGAACAAACTATAAAATAGGTTTTGGAAGAAAAGAATGGGAAAAAAATACATTGAGCCGATAGATTTTGAGGTGGAGTCATTATTTCCTATTGATTCTTTTCCGACAGTTCCAAAACAAAAGAAAAAAAGACAAATAATACGAACTATTTACCCGGAGAATAAATTGGAGAAAACACCTAGAAGAGTTATGATTGATTTAGATGGTACTATTCACAAGTACTCAAAAGGTTACCAAGATGGTACTATTTATGATGATCCTTTTGAAGGTGCTGGGAAAGTCATTGAATGGTTGAGACGAAATGGTTATGAGATCGTTATTTTTACAACTCGTGCTTCAGCTGAGAATGCTGCTGAACTTGGCGGTGACCACAAAGATCAGATAAGACAAGTAGCGGCATGGTTAAAGAAGCATGGAATTTATTTTGATAGAATTACATCCGAGAAATTAGCTGCTGATTTTTATATTGATGATAAAGCGATTCATATACCCAATGGGAATTGGAATGTAGTTTTAAATGTTATTAAAAAGCGTATTAATTAATACAGTTGTGTGAACAACTATTGGAGGCTTAAAAAATGAGAAGTTCATTTTCAGAAGTAAACACAAATTTTTATACAAGAAAATTTGGGGGAACATCGGTTGGTGTAGCAGACCCATATGTTACTGGTTATCACTTTATAATCCAAGCGGTGGCGGATCAAATCTATCCAGCGTTAGCGATGTTCAGAATGTACTGGCTGCTTCGTGTTTATCAGTGACCCCACCAGGCGGAACATTAAACAAAGTTGAATATACTGGATTGGGTGGAGTTAAATGGGCTGTTCCAGGAAACATTGATTATGGTAACACCGTTTCTATAAAATTCTTTGAGTTTAATAAAACACCAATTCTTGATATTATGCACGGATGGGTTAAGTTGATTAGGGACTACCGCACAGGTGTAGCAAACCCAGAATTGGAAGATGGAGAGGACGGAACTGGTTACAGTAAAAGAACTTATGCTGGTTTAATGTATTATTGGACTACAGCTCCTGATGGTGTGACAGTCGAGTACTATGCATGTTATGATGGTATGTTTCCAGCTAAGGACCCGCAAGATTTATTTACAAGTGATGTTGAAACAGTTGGTAGATTAGATGTTGAAATTGAGTTTAATGTTGACTATGCATGGCATGAACCTTGGGTTTTTACTAAATGCCAAGGATTTGCACAAGGTATGTTTAAACAAAGTCAGCAAAATGTATTAAAATACAAAACATAAGGAGTAATTAGATGAATTACAAAGTTGTTGCGATTGCTCGTATTGTGGATTCTGATTTAAGCAAGAACGAGAAGATACAGTTGCTCAATTTTATTAAAGAAGCTAACTCAACACAGCTTAAACAGTTGATTCTTTATGGTAAAGTTAGGGGCAGTATTACAAATGAGCAGCTAGAGGAAATGGATGAACTTTTAGAAGTTGCTCCTCTGGCTGCTCTTATTGCTAGTGATTATGTTTTTGGAAAAGCTATGTCAGCAGCAACTTTGACGTTCAATAAATATTTTGGTGAGATAGCTCAAGCATGCTCCGGTAAAAAAGGAAGAGAAAAACGACAGTGTAGAAAGATTTATACTATGAAAGCTTATCAGCAAAAAATAAATGCTTTAAAACAAGAAATGCCAAAATGCAATCAAACTTCAAATCCAAAGAAATGTCAAGAGAGATTTCTTAAACATATTAAAACCATTGAAAAACAATTGCTTAAGTTACGAGCAAAGCCTATATAAGGAGTAAGAAAATGAGACCAGATTTAGAACTAAGACTTATTGCAGCAGAAGTAGTTTCTGAGTCTTCGCTGTCAAAAGAAGCAAAAATACAGCTTTTAAATTTTATACAATATGAAGCTACTATTCCACAGATAAAAGTCCTATTAATGGATGGAAAAGTAAGCATGTTAGATGAACATGCTGAGCAAATTGCTGAAGATCGATGGAATGCTTTATTATCTGAATCGAAAGCAAAACAGTTGGCCAAAGCAGCGTATTATGGAGAAAAGGCTTTAAAACAAGCAGAAAAGGGACCTGGCATACTAGGTTGGAGACAATACAGATCTATTCGTAATCTGAGAAAAAGCGGAGAGCATGCTGTAAAAGGTGGAGTGAAACAAGTTAAAGGTAGTGTTAAAATTTTGAAAAAAGCAGAAAAAAGTGCTTTAAAGAAAGCTTCTGCAAAAACAGGTGCAGTAGTTGCCGGGTATGGAGCCCTTAGCTATGCATCTGCAAGACGTATTTGTAAAAAGAAGTTTCCAAATGATATAGAAGCATACAAGAAATGTATGCGGGGAGCAATGCATAAATCCAAGAAAAAATAAATAGACCTGAAAGGAAAGGAGATCAAAAAAAATGCCATTTACAGGATTCAATATCAAGTATCCGGAATATGAGGTAATCACTCCTCAAACTGGTTATTCTTTCACGTTAAGAAGTTTGAACGTGCAAGAAGAAGAAAGACTTAAAGGGAGTATGATTTCTCCGCAAAAAATCGCCGAGCATTTAAACCAATGTCTTTATGACTCAATTGTTAAGAAACCTGCTAATATAACAAACCTAGATAGTTTTCTTAAAAACGTTACATTGAAAGATCGTGATGCTTTACTATATGGACTTTATCACGTGACTTATGAGGAAATACGAAACTATGAACTGAAATGTGGTTCATGTGGAAATCAGTTTCCAGTTACTGTTAAGGCATCGGATACGTTTAATTTCAATGCGTATCCAAAGAAGGATATTCTAAAGGCTAGGTTGAGAGTTCCATTGCCTGCCTCTACTGGAGTTACAGCAGTAGTTAAGCAGCCAACTCTATTTGATGAAGTTGCTAGTATGAGAACTTTAAGCTCAAGGCCTAATAGTACTATGGAACTTATCACTGAAACATTAATCCTTGACTCATTTGAAGAAGATATTGAAGAACGAACTGAACCAGTTGTGTATAAAGATCGCTCAGATGTTGTTGATGCTTATTTAACATTACCTGCTAGGGATAAGAGAGCAATTTACAAGAAGTATGAAGAAGAGTTTGGAAAATATGGAGTTGAGTTAAAGATGAAAAGTTTTTGTCCATCATGCGGTAATGAAGAGGTACATAATATAGATTTGGTGGAAAACTTTTTTCGTGCATTATATGGGGCATGATAACGAAGAAGATACCGTTGAAGCTTATAGAAAAGCGTCTGCCCTAGATGTTTATGCCTGCATGGAACTTAGCAGACAGTCATATATTGAAGTTATGGCTATGCCGGTGAAAAAGTTTTATGACTATTTGAAATGGAAAGCAGAGTTAGAAGAAGAAAAACAAAAGCAGATTGAAGAAGAATCTCAAAAATTAAAATTAAAGAGTAAGCTATAAAGGTAAACTATGGCTAATTTACTAAATAGATTTCAAAAGACCGTTTCAGGTTCAAATAAGAAGATTGCTGATTATGTGTCAAGAATAGAGGCTAAAGGGGATTTTAAAAGGATTTCTGACCTGGAAGTAATCTTATCTTCTTGGAGTAATATTTTAGTTACCCCAAAACGATCATATCAGTGGGATCCTGATTATGGCAGCGATCTATATAAGATGATTTTTGAACCTACTGATGATAATACAGTTGATAAGATTGTTAATGAAACAGTTAATGTATTAAGAGCTTTTGATGATCGAGCAACTATTACTGATGTGAATGTAACTTTTCTTAGAAATTTAAAAGGTTTTAGTATTGCAGTTGACGTTGAGTACGAAGGGGAGCGTGGAGCATTAGAAGTAGTTATTGATGAAAATGTTTATTTTAAATTTTTTGAAGTACCAGAAGCATCTTAAAGGAGTTGATGATGGATAGACAGCTTATTACAGAAGTTGGTAAGCAATTTTTGCTAGATGTTGCAATTGATAGTAATCAGTTAAAGAAAAAATTGACATTTAAAGAACATATAGATTTATGTCATGAAATAATAAATTTTGACTATGAGGATATTGCAACTATTTTTTGTGAAGATATAAGAGATTTTGAAGGAAAATTTAGCAAGTTTCTAAAATATGGTCTGGCTGGAATTGCAGGTGCTACTCTTGGACTGAAAGCAAGAGGCTTAAAAGTTGGATTACTTAAAGCTCCGCCGTTGGCGATGTTTGCTCTTTATCTGTTTAGAAAAGCAACTGATCCTTGTGAAAGAGCTTGTTTTAGAAACTGGCCTATGTCAACAAAAAGAAAAGTTTGTATAACCGAATGTAAGGTAAATGCTGCTAGAGAAATTGTTAATGAGTTACGTTCTGAAATTGCTAAATGTCGTCAGTTTACTAATCCGGAAAAATGTGAAAAGAAATTGATGAAACAATATATGAAGTGGAGTAAGAAACTTCAGGAACTTCTAATTAAACTCAGAGCAATTAGAGCTGGCCAAGTTGAGAAAGTTAGAAAAATTAGAAGCAAAGAGCTAAAGAAAAGAGCTAAAATGCTAGCAGCTGGAATAAATATGAGTCCAACAAAATTAGCAACTCTAATTTCGGAGAGTCAAGAAATTAGAAATCGTCTATCATTTAGAGAACACCTCTATCTTTATGATGCAGCATTAAAAAAAAAGTTAGTTAAGGAAGAAATACAGCCTCCAAAAACTCGCCCTATAGTTCAAAAAGTTGTTACTATGGGTTTGGTGACCGCCTCCCTCTTTATTCCAATACCAGGTCTGATGGTAGCTATGAATTACCTTAGCGATCTCAATGCATATAAGTGCTCTGTGAGATGTGCAAAGGCTAAAGATGAAGCTGATAAGAGACTTTGTTATAAGAGGTGTCAGCTTATGGGTACTAGGTGGACAATAAACTATATTGAAAGTGAAATTAGGAAATGTTCGGGAACTAAAAAACCTGTTAAATGTGAAAGAAAACTTCTAAAGCTATTACGAACATGGAAAGTAAAAGAGGCAGAACAGAAAATCAAACTGGATTCGTATTTACGAAATAAAAGGACTAAAAAATGACAACTATTCAACGATATGAGAGGCTTTATGAATATATACATGAGTATCAAAATTTAGTATATGACTTTTATGCTGAGCACGCTGTTCGTTTTTTAGTCACATACTATAATCTAAATGTTCCAAAGACTATTTGGGAAGACCACGATGTTTTTGGTGGTCCATATGAGTGGACTGGAGATTTAACAGGAGTGAGGAGAAATAAGATTCTTACGCTTCCAATTTACTTTATAGAAGATGTAACGACAGCTTTTGATGGTCAAGAGACTGGTTATAACAAAGAAAATGAAACGACATTTGTTTTTCCAAGCACACATGGTTTTACACCATATCCACAAGACATTATTAAATTTGAACAAAGTTTCTTGAGACCAAGTAATGACACATATCCTATATTTGTAGTTTCTGGTGTTGAGATTTCTGTTAACACAGACAGAAGATACTGGAAACTTAAAGTAGAAACATTCCAAAGCGAAACACTGGATGCTGTAGATGCGCAAGTTGAAAATATTTACTCATACGTGGAGTACGATAAGAAAATTCATACCCTTCAAGATGCGCAGTTTATGGCAAAATTATTAGCAAAAAATGCTAATCTCACAGAAAAACTAAAGGGATTACATGACACAAGAGTAGGTTTTTATTATACACCAAGACAATTCGCATCTTGTTAAGGAGATAAAGGATGGCAGAAACACTTTCTAGTCAAATATACTTATCCAGAGATACAATTAGAGAACAGATAAGTGAAAGAGCAAAACTATACTTAGAATTAGAGAATGTCGATTTGACAAAATCGTCTTTTTTAAGTTTTATGATTGATACCTTATCCACTCTTACTGCCAATCTTTTGTTCTATCAGATATCTGCATATAAAGAATTCTTTCTGACTACTGCGCAACTTCCAGAGTCAATTCTTAACCTTTCAGCATACTTAGGATACAATACTAGAGAGGCTTCTTTTGCTACTGTAAATGTGTTGGTAACAATTCCTTTTGGTTTTGATGATCCGTTGGCTCAATTTGTAATACCAGAAAACTTTGAGTTCAAAGCAGATGGGGAGATTACTTTTAGAACTTACTATACAACTACAATTACAGTTACAAACAACTCAAGTGTTGAAATTCAAGTTTTAGAGAATAACACTAAGTTTAATTTGCCAGTTGACTTAACAACTGAAGATTTTAGTTTCGTTTTACCACTGCGACAACTAGAGGAAGTCCAACAGGAATTTCAAATAGATAGTGCTATTCTACCATTTCAGTTTGTTACTTTAGATGTTCCAATTGATGGACAGCTTTCGGAGATTGTTGTACAGATTAAAGAGCCAGGTAGCGCCGGTTATACTACATGGACAGAATTTGAAAGTCTTTTTCTTATGAGCGATACTGATGAGGGATTTGTTTCTAGACGAACTGACATTGGAAGACGGTTAACATTTGGAAATGGAATAATTGGGGTTCAACCAGTTCCTGGTTCTACTGTTTTAGTCACTCTTGCTATTACAAAAGGAGAAGATGGAAATGTTATTGCTGGCACTATTAAGAGCGGCGATAGAATCTATATGACCAACTTAGCTGGTCTTAATCAGATTGTAGATTATACAGTTATTAATGCTAGTTCTGCGTTTGGTGGAGAAGATGAGGAGTCCTTAGAAGAGATAAGAAGAAACTCTATTGATGCTTTAACAGCCCTCAATAGATTAGTAACAGAAAATGATTATAAAGTTATAAATGTAGTTGTTCCTGACTCGCCTTTGGCACAAAACGCACTACCCATTTTGAAACGATCGGATCTTCAGGTTAATGAAATTTCATTGTTTAGCGGAATCATATTCGGTACTTCTGCAACGGAAATTGAAAATTTAGTTCCAACTAGAAATGCGATGTTTACTGTTCCAATTGGAACAACTGAAATCCTTAGAGATACTATTATTGATATTGGTGGTACACAGTATCAAACAGTCTTTGATATGAGAATTGATTTGTTAAACTCAGTTGCATATTATGACTATATAGTTTTTGAGTTATCTTTAATCCCAGCCACGTTAACGAGTTACGTTAGTGACTATGTTATTTACTCCGATAAGTTAGAGATAATTAGAGATGGTGACAAGGGAATTTTTAAGTTACATTATAAGAGCGATGAAGTTGACCCAGAACTAACAACGTGCACAATGGTTATTGAGTCAAGCGGTTCGACAAAGATAATGACTAATGATTCTTCTGCATCTGTTTTTATTTATACATTTGATCCCTATACTGATATTCCACTTGGTGAGCAAACATACGAGTTTACAATCAAAGATCCATTAGGGAATCAGGTTGTTACTTACTCAAGTAAAGTTACATTTCGGGATGACCTAACTAACTTTATGAGATCAAATGTTGTATTCGATAGCACTGCGATTTATGTGTATGATGTTCCTGTAGTGCAATCTGAGTACTATGCCGGTATTGATCAACGAGCATTTGAGTCAGAAGTTATGCAAAGACTTATAAGCACAATGGATCTATCTGATTATCGAATGCTTACAGATTTCTCAAACACAAAGTTCACAAATACAGATGGTCCACTTTTGAATATGTTACTAAACGAACCAACGTTAGCAGAAATTGTTGATATTGTTTCAACACTTCCAACGTCTTGTAATGTGGACGATAGATATATAATTACAAAGTCTGGTCAATATCAAGATTATATCGCGACTTGTATTGACGCAACGGGCTTGGTCTTTATTTATGCTCAACCAATTTCTGACTCGATTGTTTATGTTGCTAATAAGAATGCTAAGTATATCTATTCTATCAAGGGTTGGATTCCGCTTCCAACTTATAATTGTCCTCTTGAAATAGAGGTTGAAGTTTTTAGAGAATCAACTTATAGCGGAACCCTTTCAGCTATGGTCAATGCGGTTCAGGAGGCAATATATGATGCTTTTGAAGACCGATTTGGAACCAATATAGAAATTTATCGGTCTGAGATAATTGACGTTGTGCAGAATGTTGATGGAGTTAGTCACTGTAGGTTAATAAAACCGGAAACCAGTATTTTCTTTAATTTTGAACTCACTGATTTAACCGAGGAGCAGTTATTGCGGTATGCTCCAGAATATATATTTTTCAAACAAGATGAGATTGTTGTGCGGGTGATATAGCATGGATGAAATACTAAACAAACTAAAAATAGATGATGCTAAAGTTAAGAGGTTAATAGTAAACATAGTATCTCGTAACTTAAGTAATCTTTCTGAACCATGTTATTATCCTGAACTTAAAAAACATCTTTATGAACTTCTTCGACTGACAAAAAAAAAAAAAAAAGATATTAAAGAATTTACTAAACGTAGATGGCATGGAAGAAAAGAAGCAAAGTTTAGAGCACAGGCGGATCCCATTGCAAATTTTTACGTTTTGTTAATGCAATATTTTCTAAAGAAAAGAGATAAAATTACATATAGAAATTTTATGATTTTTTATGTTATAAGGCATTATGCTAATTTAATGAGAAAGTATTTTAAGTACTGTATAGATGAAACATTTAAATATGCTTTAGAAACTCTTACTCGGACTCATCTTTTTTCAAGAGAAAAGACTATTCCTAATGCATTATTCTTTTTAGCAGATGAGATGATTAGAAGATGGTCAAGAGGTTTACAGCAGAATAATCTAGATTTAATTTCTAAATTTATGCAGGAGAGTAGAAATCGTCTTGAACAAAGTGTTAGAAGTTTTGCATCAACCTATCACAATGCAGCTAAAGAGGGCGCTGGTTTAAAAACAGAAGAAATCCCAGATGAAGATGAAGAAGGCGAAGGTGTTTTTCAGATAGCAAAAGCAGATACAAGCATCAGACTTATAGATAAAGTTGTTAGAAAAATTACTGTATATAGACATGTTGATTATAAAGCTGTTCAAGAGGCTAGAATACAGGCAAAAATAAGCTCAGCTCTTGCAACTCAAATTGTAAGCAAACTCAATAATACAAAACACTCTGATAAGTTAAGAACAATCTATAGATTATATGTTAGGGAACTAACTAATGCTAAAGAACTCTGCGGAAAAGATTTCTACCCATTTGTTAGAAAGCTAATGTCTATCAAAAGAACAAAAATGAAGATCTTCTTTAAACAGCAGATAAATTTATTACTTATTGAAATTTTGAAAGAAATTGGTTACAATAAAAAATATAACCAGCTAACATCTCAAACTCAGTTCTTGCATAATCTATTTCTTGCCTACTATTTAACTCTTCTTTTTAGAAATACAGTATGTTAGTTATTCCAAATTAATCAACGATGTTCCTTTAATGTTCGGAACTACAAATCCTGGGTTGGTTTTAAGAGCCAGAGCTCTTTGCTTTATGGCTTCTAAATCTGCTACTCGTTTTTTCTCAGCTTCAATTTCTCTTGCTTGAGCTTCTCTTCTAGCAGCTGCTTGGTTAGCAAGAAATTCTTCGGACGTAGCAAATGGTTGAAGCTCGGGTGTTATATTATTCAGTCTCTTGCTAATATTAGATCTCATTTGATCTCTTCGTTCATAGTTTCTTGTATCATTTGATGATAATTGATCCAAGTAAGATTTAACTGTTGGTCGATTTGGAAATTTATGATTTGCTGTTTCAAGAACCATGCTCTTATGAAGTGGTTGGAAGTCAATCCTTAGATCACACATCGAAAGATTTTGATTAAAAGCGATTTGTTGTTGGTCACCACCTTTAACAATTGTCATGCTTGTAATAACCGCTGGATTTAGTTCATATAAACCTGTAACTCTAATCTTATGATAGAATGGCCATCTATATGCGTAGCCATTTTCAGAACGTGGGGTCGCTAAACATAAAAAGCACGCCAGAGGTCCAACAATATATCTTTTTGTTGACTCAATCTGTCCTGGAAATGGATTATACAATCTTATAGTCACACTATATGATGGAGCAAAACCACTATTAGACCAAATTTGTGGAAAGTCTATTCTATGACCAGCTAGCATTTTATTTACTAAATTTATACCACCTCCAAGAGTTCTAGCAAACGCTCCAGATTTTTTGCTTTTCATAAACTCTTGAATTTGTTTAGCGGTTTCTGCTGCTTTCTTTCCAACAGTGCCAGCCATGGATCCCATTGTTCCACCAAAAGCTTCTCCAGCTTTTTGTAGATCTGTACCATAGCTTTGTAGCGCATCTAAAGCATTCGTTTCTCCAGACATTTGAATTATCTGACTTAAACCAGAGGAGGCAACGTCTGTAAATTTTTGTAAGAAAGTTTCTGTATACTCATTTGAAAATGTGTCTGTTGGAAAGTTATCTGCTATAAAAGCTGCACGTATTGGAAGCTCAGTTGAAAAGCCATGAAGATTTAAAATCTTTTTATAGTTTTGCTCTCCCTTTCCCATGTCAATAGTAAATAATGAAAGACCAGATGAGAAATCAGGTTCGGCTGGATAAAACTCTATAATTGGCATACTATTTCTTATCATATCATCACTTAAATATGTTGATGGTGGAAAGCCAAACGCACCAAGTTCTGGTTTTAAAGTCATTATTTTTCTATTGTCTGCTTTCTTTAAAGCCATTTTTACCTCCTTAGTTTATGTTACATCTTTCAACATCTGCTGCGTAGCTACTACCAGAACCAAATGAACTCATACCCGGAAGCATTCCACCGCCGCCTTGTGTGCTTGAGATATTATTCATGTTATTGACTATAGTATTAGCAGATGTCATTGTAGTATTCATGGATGCTTTACTTGTTTCTCCCAGTGTTTTATTTAATGCTCCGGTTTGTTCTTGTATTTGTTGTGCTACGGTTTTAGCAGTAGCTGTTTGTTGCATACCTTGTTGTTTTCCAAGATCTCCAGCCCCAGCTTGTGCAGCTGATGGTCTAAGTTCTTTTAACTGTCCGGCGCCATCTAGAACTACATCATACCATGTACCTTTAATTCTAGCTTTTGTCAAAACGCCATTTTTCCATTTGGCAGCTGTAGCTCCAAGTACTCCCATAGCTATATCCATAGCTGTTTTTCGTCGTTGCCACTGATATTCTCGGGTCCATGCGTTACCATGAAGTTTTTCTGGTAGCTCAAATGGTCTTGCTCTACTTCCAGCTGCTCCAGTACCTACTGTTCTATAGTAGTCAGCCATAGTTTTTTGCTTTTCAGCTGTTTTTATTTCTTGAATTCTATGTTCTGCAAATGTTCCTTCGTGGATTTCTTTTAGTCCCTTTAAAAATCTTCCAATAAATGGAATACTCTTAATTTTTTCAATTAGGTCATTAATATAAGAACGTATAGCTTTAGGAACAGCCAAGAAGTTCTGTATCATTATATTCATTCCTTCTTTAAAGTCATTCCATATCGGGGTTAATTTTTCTTTCATCCAACGAAACGGAAGTGTTACCATATCCCATGCAATAGTAAGTGCTCGCCCAATCCAAGTATCTTTGATTTTTTCCCACATTTTCTCCCCTGCACTTTTAAATATTCTATATGTTTTCTTAACAGCCCATAGCATCATTAATGGTGGAAACATTATTTTAGGAGCCCAAAACTTAATTTTTTTCCATAAAGCTTTTCCTGTTTCTGTTTTGGTAAAATATCCTTTGAAAAATTTGACCGTTTCTTTTATCATTTTATATGGAAATGTGATAACTGCCCACACTCCTTTTGCTAATTTTTGAATGGGATCAAAAACATATTTTAGTCCTCTAGAAAGTGCTTTTCCTCCAACAAAACCAAGGATACCTCCAGCCACACCACCAATTGCTGCTCCAATTGCTGATCCGATTGGTCCACCAAATGGAAATCCGATTGCGGCTCCGATTCCAGCTCCTTTTAAAGCTCCATGTTTAGCACCAGCAGCTCCAGTTTCCCTTCCCCCTAAAAATGCTGCAAGCCCTCTAGTTAGAGCTCCACCGACAAATCCTTCTGGATTTCTTATTGCCTGAAAAGCGTCCCAACCTCCCATCCCAACGCCAATTGCACCACCAGCCAA